GACATAGGTTTGAATACTCTATCAAGTTCTTCAATAATGTCTGCTAGGTTACGCATGTTTCCGTCAGCGTCATACATTTGTAAGTTCAATGCTTGGAAGGCAGCTTTATTTCTTTCGGCAGCTCTAGGGATATCTCTAATAATCTGATTTAATTTTTCACCACCAGCAGCTCCCTTAACACCTGCGTCAGCAAACGCTGCCAATACTGCAACACCCTCTTCAATATCTTTATTGACAACCTTTAACTGTGCACCTGCTTTGTTTGTAAGAGATTCAGAAAACTGTTGTACAGAAGCGTTAGCTAATGTGTTTGCTTTTACTAATACGTCAGTAACTCTTGTAAGGTTAGTTAAGTTTTGTTGTGCGTCTTTTACTGTAAGACCTAAAGCAGATTGTGCATCAGTTGCGAGGTCAGTAGCTAAAGCCATGTCGAACATACCTGCTTGTGCAAATCGTGCAACCTGAGGTAACGCTTTCATAGACTGTTCTGCGTCTAAACCTGCTGAAGCTAAGAAGAAGTATGCTTCTGCTGATTCTGTTGCTGATATAGTTGTTTCTGTAGCTACTTCACGTGCAACGATAGCCATAGCACGTTGTTGCTGTTCAGTTGTTTTCATGATAGCTAACGATTGAGTTAGCTCTGCGTCAAATCTAGCGAATGCTTGAACAGATTCGATTGCACCTTTAGTTATCCCTGCTAATGCACCGACTACAGCAGTCGCACCAATCTTGGCTAACATGCCTAACTTAGTACCTGCTAGTTTTGAGTTTTGACCTAATGCTTTTAGCTTTGTATTAGCTAGTGCAAATCCCTTAGTAGTTAATCGTAAGACTAAATCACTACCGAACATTATCTCCTCTTTTTCTTAGCTTCTGCTTCTGCTATTGCGTACGCTTTATTTTCTTCTTCTTGTTCCCATACATAATAGGTTGCCCATTGTGTATATTCCAATGATGACATTGTACTACGAAGTTCGGCAACAGTCATGCCTAAATCACGTGCTAAACGAAACTGAAATGCTAAATCAGGATTAGTCTTGAAACTCTTCGGCTAGTGCCGATTGTACCTCCTCACTAAGACCATTTATCTTAGCGATTTCTTCAAAGATTTTATCTACTATCTGTGCGTCTTTTTCATATAAGAGTTCAATAGCTTCATCATCTAATTCAGGTTTAACACAACTTGCTTTGAGTAATGCTTTCTGATAATCAAATGCGTCAGCAGTTTCATCTGTTGCAATTCGTGCAAGTTTAACTTGTGTGCTTTTACTTAATCCCTTAACAAGAATTTTTGTATTCCATTCAGGAATCTCTATTTCTTTTTCAGGTACGTCAGGTATGTTCTTTATTTGATTTATATTTAAGTAATCCATTTGTGTCCTTTATTTATTTAACTTAGTGCGTTCCTCTTGTAACATCTCCTGAAACTTGTAAGTCAGCACTATATCCAACGACATCTCCGACTGGACTTGATACTGCATAACTTGTAAGAATTGCTTCTCCTGTATATTTTACAGCACCACTTCCTGTTCCCTCAGGGGAATATTCAAAACTTAAAGTAGCAGATTGTCCAACTACTGCACCAAGTATTCCGTCAGCAGTACTATCCCACAATCCTGAGATTGATAGAGTAGCGTCTTTTAATCCGACTATATAAGTTTTACTTCCGTCTCCGAGTGTTGTTGTTTCTGCAACATCAGCAGTTTCTGGAAAATCAACATTATTTACGTAACTAGATATGTCAGTAAGTGTTCCACCTGAATCGTCAAGTTTGAATACTGAATCTTTACCATGTACAAATGCCATATATTTTCTCCTTAATTATTTCTACCGAAACCTATGATAGCACTAAAACTAGGTGTTGTACCACCAATAGTAAATACTGCTTTTAGGTATCTATTTACTGTTGTATTTTCAGCTACAGTTTTCACTTCAGCAGTTTGACCTGTAGCTTGTGTAAATGTTACTAAGTCTGCGTAAGTAACGTCATCAGCAGAGTGTGTAATCTTTGCGTCTAACGTAGGTGCTGTTCCACTTGCAGAAGTAACAATTAAAAATGCACCACCACCATTACCAGTGCTAGTTGTATTATCTCTAGCTGTTCCTGAAGTTGTGGTTGTGTATGTATTGTTTTCTAAGACTTTACCACTAAACAATCCTGCGTCTGATTGTATATCCATTGAAGTTGCAACAATATCTCCTACAGGCGAACTTACACCATAGCTAGTTATGTTACCTTTTTGGAATATGCAACTATCGTTAGCGTCTAGTCCGTCAATGCCTACTGATATAACAAAGTCATTACCACCAAGTAATGGTTGTATTGTTGCGTCAGCAGTTGCGTCAAAGAAACCACCTATTGATATAGTTCCGTCTTTCATACCTGTAATGTATGTTTTGCTATTTACACCAAAGGTAGTAGATTCAGCAACGTCAGCACTTCTTGATGTATCTACGTTGTTGAAGTAACTACTAAAATCTGTGTAATCTATATAAACTGTTGTGTTCTTACCATGAACGAATGCCATTATCTACGACCTCTTCTTCTTCTATCTGTGCTTCCACTTCGGCTTCCAGAACGACCACCTCTGCTTCCACTACTTCCGTACTTCCCCATTATTCTTCTTCTCCTTTAACACTTTCTTCTAAAATTTCAGCTTCCATTTTCTTATCCACTTTAACAATTATTTCTTGGTCCAATAACCAATGTACAGATTCTTTCGGTAGATTGCTTGCGTTCACAACAGTTCCTACTTCAAAAGTTTTATTCTTTACCATTAATGTTTGTTTCATTAAATACTTCATGCTATTACCTCTATTAAAAATTCTACACCTAAATAATCTATGTTGTTTACAGTATAGACACCATAATCTCTGGCTTCTACTACTCTAACAGATTGTGCTTCGCCATTCAATGTTTGGTCTGATTCTACTTGTGCTTTAACTGAACTAGCACCACTACTAGCTAAATATCCGTCTAGTGTTTCTTGACTATCTTGTGCGTCCACTCTTGACACATAAAGGAATACAGGTATTTCATATCTATCTGCACCTCTTTGCATTGTAGAATCATAATTCACTCTTTCCATAACACTAACTATTGCAGTAGGTGGCTCAACAAAATCAGGAACAAAACTATATGCTGATAAGGAAGTTATATTCCCTAAGTTGTTTGCTATTTCATTTCTTATGTTTGTAAGACTTGCCATTATTTAATCATCTTTCTTCCTGCTCTCCACATAGCAGTTATTTCAAATCCTGTCTTTCTAAGCATAGCGTTTCTTTCTTGTGTAGTTTCTCTAACTGCAATCTTAAAGAATGGTATTATTGGCGTTCCTTTCTTTGCTATACCTTTGGCTACGGCGAATGGATTAAGTCCTCTCTTGCTCGCCCATGGTCTTATAGCTTCAATAGGTGGAAAATGAGGTTTGCTTCTTGACCAAGGTGGAGAAAGTCTAAATGATTCGTGAGGATAACCATGTACATAAGTAGCGTACTTCTCTGTTGAAAATACTTCTACACCTTTAGGTAACCTACCAGTTGGACCAACCATTTTATACTTCAAAGAATTTTTTAATTTACCTGTATCTTCCGGAACGTGCTTTCTTGCTTCATGTACAATGAGTTCGCCATAGTCGTTCATATAATCTCTAAGTGCTTTATATCCTAAAGCATGTAAGGTTAGTCTGTTTGCTAACCTATTAAATCCAATAGCTTGTATGTTCATAATCTATGCTTGATATGTGTTTTGATTAACTCTAATGCGTCTGTATCGAACTTTGACCTTAATTCTATTTGACCTGTATCAGCACTTCCATAAACATTAAATGGTGCGTCTTTACGTTTCCATAATCTTGTTGCTTGAATAATACATGCTTCAGCGATTGCGTCAGGAATAATATCATATCCCCAAAATGCAGTTATCTTTATATTTTTAGGTATTTGAATATCAAATCTTTCACTACTTCTTGTTTCTAAAATTCTTATTTGATTGTATGGCTCGTAGTAAGTAATGCCACCACGAACTGCAATTACTTTTGGTGCTAAAGGCAATACATAGTAATCAGTATCTAAGACTAATGTTGAATCGTATGTTCCGTCATCTGTTGTATCTAATGCTATTGAAAGACTTGTTGTATTTGCTATATCATAAGGCAAGTCAATAAAGAATGGATTAACAGCATTAAAATATTTAACTTCTGCTGTTGCTGTTTTCCAAAATACTCTACCTGTTAAAGCGTCTATTTGTCTTGAAGCTGCGTTGATAGCATTGTCAATATTGTTATCTTGACCAATACCACTTAAACCAATTCTATTCTTAACATCAGCTTTATCGCAATATTGGTCTGCCATTTAAGACCTACTTGTTTTCTTTAGGTGCTTTGGCTTTGGTTTCTTTTTTTAGACCATACTCTTTAGCTTCAACGTCAGAGATTTCTTGTCCTTTGATTCCTACTTTGTGGCAACCTTGACCTGCCCATTTTTTAGGATGTCCGTCAGACAATACATACTCTCCGTCTTTTTCGTATAAATCTTTTTCTAATTTCATCATTTGTTTTTTCTCCTTAGTCTGTCCTGCACTCTCCAAATAAGAAGAGTGCGAGAACAAAACCATTACTTAATTAAAAGTTAGTAATGCTACAGAAAGCTGTTGCTCTATAGATAGCGAAACCTAATCTCATAGATGCTTTCATCATTACTTTATCTTTTGTAAAGAAGTCTGAGTGGCTATCAGACATTGCTACTTCCATACCTGCTCTAGTCACGATATGTGCAGCTAAACCACCACCAAATACACCAACTAATGCTGTACCTGAAGCGATTGCAGTTGTAGGAATAACTGGTATTCCCCAAATGCTAGGTGTAACACCACCATTGAACATACCTGCTCCAACAAAGAGTGGAGATTTTTCGGTATATCCTGCTGATGAAGTACCTGCAAAATCGCTAGATACTGCTGTTACAACATCATTCCAATCGCTTGGGTGTAGAAGTATTGCGTCTGGCTCTAAGAAAGCGTCTTTACGTATTTCAGTAATTGCTTGATAGATTTGACCAATTCTTCCTAAGTTACCTGCATAAGATGAGAAGTCAAAAGTGTTGATACCGGATTTGTTTAATACACCTGTAATATTTGGTGCTGTACCATTTCCGTTTAACAATTCTGAATCTAATCTCAACTGCAACATAGTTCTTAATCTTGAATCAAGATATCCTTGAACTGTTGTTACGTCTGCAAGTAGTTCCTCAGTTACAGGAATAGAAACACCAAATTTTCTGATGTTCTCTGTTCTTTCAGTGAATGCCAATGCGGATTCTCCGAAAGCAGCAGCTTCTGCAACTTCAGCAGCGTTGTTTGTGAATGTAGTTTCTTCAAGATACTTGTATTGATATTGGTCAGTTGTTAATACTGAGAACAAATCAATAACAGCATTTGGATTCCTTAAAGCAGTAGGATAAATTAAATCACTTCTTACTACTTTTGGTGGATATGCTGATGCTTCGTCCATAAGTGTTTTCTTTTCAACTAATGGATTCCACTTGATTTCTGAATTTACATTCAATTGACCTTTTTCGACATATTGTTTATATGCTTCTGTGTCAAGAATTTCTTCGTCCAATGTTCTTGGACCTACTGACTTTTCTTCGTGAATAGGAAGTGTAACAACTTTAGCTTCAGCTTCTTGTTGTGCTTCCATATCTTTCACTTGCTTTTCAAATGCTTGTTGCTCTTTGATTTCTTTAGCAAGAACTTCCATTTCCTCATTACGCTTTGCCCATGCTTCTTTTTGGTCTGCGTCAAGTTGAGAAAACTCTGTTGATTTTGCTTCAGCTAATGCTGATTCACGCAAGTCAGTGAGTTTTTGAATTTTATCTTTTAAACTCATTTACTCATCTCCTATTTCTATATCAACTGTTTCAGCTAATATTCTACTTGTTTCTGCATAGATTTCATCACTATTGTCATCTACCTCAACTTCTTCTGTACCAACAAACAATAATGTATCAATATCTTGATGTATTGCTTGTATAGTATCTTGAAGTTCAGTTAGTGCTTCAACTGATGTATCACTAAGCAGTTTATTTTTACTTAATCGCAAAGAGGTAAGCTCTTTTGCTCTTTTGTTTAGTGCAACTAACTTGATAAGCAAGTCCGTTACTTCATCTACAAATCTTGTTCCTTTTTCGGTAGTTTCTACTGTGTCAGACATACGAATCTCATCTTCAGCACCTTTGCTACCGACTTCATCTTCATTTTGTTCTTTTACAGCTAATGTGTAAGTGTTTTGATTAGCACCTACTAATACAGGACTTACTTCCCATACTTTAACATCTTTCAAGTATCTTACTTCTTGTTCAATGCCGTCTTTTGTAAACATACCTTTTTCACTATCTAATACTTCATAACCGAAAGACCATTGTTGTAAATCTCCCATTTCTTTTACTGTATTAAATGCTTCTCTACCTCTTTCAGTTGTCATATTGAATTGACCTTTAAATACTGCTTTATCGTCATCTTGTTCTATTCGACCACGACCTATAACATCTTTCCAATCGTGTGCCCATACCATAGCTACACCTTTATCTCCGTAACCACTACGTATTGACTTTGGCTCAACTACATCTCCGTCAGAATCAATTTCATTAAATACTGAAAAAACTGCTTCAACTTTTCCCTCAACTTCATTTGTTGTGAGAAACTTTACTTCTTTAAATTCTTTGCTCATATCCCTCTTTTTTCATGATACTCTAACCAACATCTACAATTTATAGTTAAGTTCGCAGGTGCACCATTTGAGTAATCTCCCGGATAGCTCAACTTGAAACCATTGTAATCAAACAATTTGTTTTCGTCTATCTCTGTTCCACTTAATGATACGTGTGCGTCCCTAACTAATTCATCTTGTGATGTTGTCCATTCTTTAGTATATAGTAATCCTGTTGCTTCTGCACCTATTTGACGTCCATAATTTGCAAGTGCTGTTGATTCAGTTTTAGCAATCATTAATCCACGATTTAAGTTAGCTTTGCTTAATGTTCCTCTTACACTATTTGCAACATAATCAGTTAGGTCTTTGCCCATAAGTCCTTTAGACAACCCCTCATCATAGCTTTTCCTAAAAGCACGACTAAATCTATCCTTACTTGTTTTAGCCATGTTAGGTAAGCTACTTGTAATCCTATCACTTGTGTATGCAATAGCTTCTCTGTTGTATTTCAGATTACCTACAGGAAGTTGTCCATTTCCTTGACGTGCAGGATTGAAACCATTGTTTACAATATCTTCTTTGTTCTTTCTTTGTTGTATCTTCTCATAACTAAATTGTCCATTCACAAAATTTTCAGGAAGCAATAACTCTGCTTGATAATAAGCAAAGTCAGTAAGCATAGATAAGTAATATCCTGTTAAATCATTTATCCAAGACTTAGTGTTTTCATCTATGTATGTATTAACTGTAATTGGTGTTGTAAAAATGTTAGAAGCACTTCTTATGATTTGTTCTTGTATTCCTCTGTTTTGTTTATTTAGTAAATCTACGTAAAGTCTGTTAAATGCAAATATCCAACTATCTTGTAATGCAAAGTGATTCTTCTCTAACAGTTCTTTAACTTCAGGACTTCTAAATCTGTTTGTTCTAAAATCCCATGTTTCTTCTCTGAGTTTGTTTCTTCTTTTGACTAACTCTATAGCTGTTTCTTGTTTCTCATCTCTCTTGTTCATAGCACGAACTAACTTCTGCGACCAAGTTTTTCCTGCTTCTCCACCCCATAGAGCCCAAGCTATTCTACCATTACTTGGATAGCCGTCATCACTTGGCGACCAACCTTGACCTTGCTTGTCCACTTCATGTCTAGGGAAGTATTTAGCTATGTGTCTTACTTTCTCTGGTCCAGCAGTTGTATTATTTAAAATATATCTTGCAGAGTTTAATCCTACGTTAGTTCCACCACGACCATATTCTTTTCTCCACTCTAATCCTCTTTTTGCTTCTTCTTTAGCACCTTTAGGTATAGTGAAGTTTAAGTCATCATACTTGCCCATTAACTAAATCTTTCTATTTGCCTTAATCTTTCCTCTGCCTGTTCTCTAGTTGGATAACAACCTAGCTTCTTACCTGTTTCACTAAACACACAATAGTTATCATCTTGTTTCATGATAATCTTGCCCTCAATGTTTTTTTGTTCTTCATCATCTTCTGTAACAGGTGCTTCATAATTCATTTCGTTACTATGTGATTCTTGTATTTCATCTGCATACATTACGTGTGCATTGTTAGGCATATAGTAATAATTTAGTTTTTCATCATAAGGTAATCCTGCGTATTCTCTTGCTTCTGCAACAGTTATCCAACCACCTTGAACACCAACATTCATACGATTGTATGTTGCGTCTAAATCTTGTTGCAATGCCCTTACTGATGAAAAGTCATATTCTGCATACATACCTTTCTCTGATTCATAATCTCTAAGTAATACTTGTTGTGTCATTTCTTCTCCAACCATTTTCCAAAGAGGTATGAGTTTTTGTTCAGTAAAAAATTCTCTAAGTTCTTTAGCATTTGAATAAGTAGCATTCTCTAATCCTGCACCTAATCCTGCTAAGATTGCAGGAACACCAAGTACAGCTGATATTCTTTGTTCAGGTACATGTCTAAGTGTTCCTATGTCTAACTCTGTAGGACTAAAAGCCATTTTCTTTACGTCCATACTTCCTGACATAACCAAAGGCATTCCTTTTTTGCTTCCACTTACTTTTTGTTGATATGTTCTTGCTATTTGTTCTGCTTCATCAGGTGTTGGTCCAATACTATCCTTAGGAGTAATCATCACACTAGGAACACCACTGTTTGCTAAAAGAGCAGTAGCCATTTGACCTGCTGATTCATCTCCGTAGATTTCCCTAAGTACAGAACGTAAAGGACTAAATCCTCTTTTATGGTCTGTTGGATTTAATCCCATTCTTAGATGTACTAAGTCTTGTTGTTGTATCAGTACAGTTTTATTCTTGATTTCATATTCGTAATGTGTAATCAGTTCATCATCATTTCCTTTAGGTGCAACTCTTTCAGGCATTAAAGGATATAGTGCAATCAATTCTCCTGCTTCATTTCTTTGCTTTAATAAATATGCGTCTCCTGATACGTGCATAGCATTAATGATATATTGCTGAATTAAATCTCCTGACATAAATGGATTAGGTCTACGCATTAACAATGCAAATGGGTGGTTGTTTATTTTATATGTTTCATCTTGTTGCATATCATAAACTGTAAGATGAGCTTCACTAAATGATATACCTAATAAGTTTAGACAAGCAACGACTACGCTGTTAGATGAGCCATTACCTATTGACTTTACATCAAACTTACCTGCGTCTGTATTCCAACCTTGAATAAATGAATTAGCATTGTATAAAAAATCATCATCTCTAAAGAAGTTATATCTTTTTCTTTCATCTTGGTAAGTTACACCACGATTTAATATTCTATCTATAAAACTACGTTGTTCTGCCATTATGGTCCAATCTATGCCCTAGGTGGAATGCTGAACACACCCAAAGGAACACTCCACCTTGAGCAATCCTCTATGTGTTCTTTAATAAGCAATATACTCCTGCTTTCTTGCTGTCTGTAAAACTGCATAAGCCAATGCGTCCACTTGGTCATCATGTTCTCCTGCAGGAAATTGTAGCAGTTCTTTCTCTAATTCAGAGTACCAATCTGCATTTTTCCTGAAGAACACTTGTCCACTTTCCATTTTAGCAGTTAAAGGTAAGGCACGTGATAGTTTATCTTTATCAGCACGTAACTCTCTAATTGGTAATCCTGTTTGTGTTCTTAGTATTTGAATGAATGCTAACTGATATCCTGCACGTTCTACACCTATGATACTTGGTCTATACTTCTCATAAATGTTTTCAAGCAGTTCTATAATCTTTGGTGCTTCTATTCTTCTTCTTGTAATATCCAATACAAAAATTTCATTATCTTTGGATAGTCCGATAGTGCAGACGACTGTATAGTCAGCAGACTCTTTTGTCGAAGTTGCCAAGTCCACTGTTGTAATAATCTGCAAGTCATCTTGACGTATCGTCTTGTCATTAAAAACCAACGTTCCATATTCTTCCTCGTTTCCCTCTTCATTATAATCAACAATGCTTGATTCTTTATAATACCTAAAATATTCAGGATGTATAAGACCACCTTTAGCTTCTACAAATTCAGCTAAGTATTCTTGACTAAATAAGAAACTACCTACTTCTTGCTTAGCAATCTCTAATTCTTCATGTGGAACAAATGGATTAGTGTATGTTGATAGTTGCCAACGTTCCCAATCTTCTTGATTTTCTGCTTCATCATACAACCTTTGAAACCAATTATATCCCTTAGGAGTTGAGATAAACAATGCACCACCTTGACGTTCAGTTAGTGTAGGACGTAGTACTTCTTTCCAAGTAGCTTCTTTAATATAGGCACACTCATCAAGCACAATAAAGTCAAGACCTGCACCTCTTAATCTATCAGGATTATCTGCTGTTCTTACAGTTACATAACCACCTGTTGGCGTGTATAAAGTTTTATCTCCCTCTTTGATTGTTACACCATAATCTTTGCCTAGTGTTCTTATTTCTTTCCAACCCTCATTAGCCATACTGTATGTTGGTGCAACCCACCATGTTTTCTTGCCTTGCATAGCTTTAGCAATACACAACCATACACCTAATCTTGTTTTTCCCCACCTACGTCCTGCAACCAATACCTTAAATCTTGCTGAACTACTAGCTACACCAAGCTGACCACTATGTAAAGTAGGCAACAATACTTTGTATGGTATTTTGCCTGTTACTTCTCTAAGGTTGGATTCCATAATCGCCGTCCTCTGTGTTCATTAAAATAGCAATTAGTAAATCAAATATGTCTGATTCTGTTGGTACAACTAGATAAGCACCGAACATCATATCTTGTGGTGGTGGTGCAATGTATTCAAAGTTATCATCAATGATTTGTGCAAATATTGCATTGACTTCTTCTTCACTCATCTTCTTTTTCCTTTTTTTTATCGGACATTTCGGAAGCAACTTCTTCTCCCTCAATAAACTGATTTCCGTCAGACCAATGTAGGATAACATCAAAGTCATTTGATTGTTGTTGTAATGCTAAGTAATCCCTGCGTCCAAATCTTTCAGGATATTTACGTTCTAATATCCAAGCACTTGCCTGCCAACTTCCATTGTTTGCAGAGTTCTGTATGTTAATAAGGTTTCTAATAACGGATTGTGCTTCTGATTGGTTAATATCTTTCCACCTATCAGCGTATGGTTGTATTCCTTGTTCTGCTAAATCTCTCCACCTGCGATATTGCCTACTGCTTATTCCTGCGAATACACAAGCGTCCTCAATATATGCACCAACACTTATTGCTTGGTTAAGTCTTTGCCATACTGATTCATCTTGGAATTTATGGCGAATTTTATTGTCTGTTTCATTATTGTCCATGATTTAAGCATACAGCAAAACAAAAGTTCTAACGTCTTTTTGAGGTCAAAATTGAGCCAAAATGAAAGATTTTTTTTGTTTTTTTTTGGCACTCTCTAATACCTCGTAATATAGGTCGCTTACAGAA